TTGCGACCAAAGGATACGGATATCTCGTTTTTGATTATATCCCCTAGTCCATTATTACGAAGCCAATTAAACGCCGCTTCTTTGTTTGCTTCCGTTATGGTTGCACGATACGACGTTGAAACTTTTAAATGTGATCCGTCCTGCAGTTTAAGTTCTGCGAGTCCCATCTCACTCATCATAGTGGGTATCACTTCACCTGATATGCGTTGATATTCTTTTTTTAAATCTTTTAAATTATTCTCACTTGTTTCTATTCTTGATAATAATCCCTCTAGTCTTTGTACTTGATCCGCAAGAGACTGAATGTGTTCAGTCTTTGTCATTGCATCTTGTTGATCTTTTTCAAAATTAATTGTCATCTATTTCTCCTTTCTCGTATAGATTAATTTCAATAGGATAATATTTTCTTTCTTGCTTATCCCATTTTAATACTTTGTATTTACCATGTGTAATATCAGACACAATAGAACATGCAACACCTATGATTGCAGGATCTCCTGTAAGAAGCAGATAGTCTCTAGGTTTATAATTTTTTAAACCCTCTCTCAACTTATAAATAAGTGGGCCAGGAGAAAAAATTATTTGTGAAAACTCTGGTAATAAAAATTTAAACTGACCATATTGAGATGCACCCATAATATTTATCTTAGGATTACCTGCCTGTGTTCCAGGAATTTCCTGTATCACATATATTGTTGACATATAATTATTTTTTATACTTTCATATCTATTACTTTCTGACATTATGCTTGACATATAATTCATCCTACATTATATGTCAACCCTAGAAAGAAGAAAATTATGAATTACAAATTTAAGACAAAACCATACGAGCATCAGATGACTGCTCTTGAAAAGTCATGGAATAAAGAAAATTTTGCCTACTTTATGGAGATGGGCACGGGTAAAACAAAAGTATTAATAGATAATCTAGCCATGCTTTACGATAAAGGTAAAGTGGATGGTGCTTTAATTGTTGCACCAAAAGGTGTTGTTAAAACCTGGTACGAACAAGAATTACCAACACACCTTCCTGACCATGTAGAAAATGTGACTGTATTATGGCAACCAAACATAACGAAAACACAACAGGAAAAATTAGAAAGCCTGTTTGAGATAGAGACAGCCCTTCATATTTTAATCATGAATGTAGAAGCTTTGTCTACAGACAAAGGTGTTAATTTTGCATCTAAGTTTTTAAGCTCACATAAAACTTTGATGGCTGTAGATGAATCAACAACAATAAAAACACCCACGGCTAAGAGAACAAAAAATATCATTAGTCTTGGTAAACATGCTAAGTATAGACGTATCATGACAGGATCGCCTATCACAAAAAACCCTTTAGATCTTTACACACAATGCGAGTTCCTTGATCCGTGGTTATTGGACTTTACATCATACTACGCTTTCCGTAATCGATATGCAGAAATGAAAACCATGCATATACGTGGTAGGTCAATACAAGTAGTTGATCAATTCAAAAATTTAGGTGAGTTATCTGAAACCGTAAAAACTTTTTCAGAAAGAGTATTAAAAGAAGATTGTCTTGATTTGCCCCCAAAGATATTTATGAAACGCTATATATCACTCACACCAGATCAAAAGAAAATATATGAACAGATGAAAAAACAGGCTATAGCTGTTCTTAATGGAAAAGTCACAACAACAATGACAGTGTTGACTCAACTGATGAGACTACATCAGATTACATGTGGACATTTCACAGCTGACGATGGTTCTACACAACCAGTAAATAGTAACAGACTTAATGAATTAATGGATGTGTTAGCTGAAACAGAGGGCAAGGCGATCATCTGGGCCAACTATCAGTTGAGTGTTGGCGAGATAATACAGAGAATAATAAAAGAATATGGAGAGGGTTCTTATGTACACTATTATGGTCTAACCTCTCAAGAGGACAGGCAAGATAACATTCGTAAATTTCAAAATGATCCTAAATGTAGGTTCATAATTGGCACACCACAGACAGGAGGTTATGGTATAACTTTGACCCAAGCACACACCGTTATATATTATTCAAATGGTTATGATCTTGAAAAAAGATTACAATCAGAGGATAGGGCACACAGGATAGGTCAAAATAAAACCGTGACTTACATAGACATGATAGCTGAAGATACTGTTGATGAAAAAATAGTAGAGGCTTTGAGAAAAAAAATAAATATAGCCTCTGAGGTTATGGGTGAGGAATTAAAAGAGTGGATTTAGAATAGATCTTTTGCTTTACCAATCACAGGTTTGTATTTGGTTTTACCTTCAGATTTAAATGCGTGCAAGAATTGTTTTCTACCACCCTCTGGTACGTAACTGCAATGTATCCAACCACTGTTAGGTTCGCTTGGATCGTAGAATTCTAATATTAATTGATCAAATTCTAGGTTATCATAGATCCAATCAGCTAGTTCAGCGTTGTCTATGCCCATGCATTCGAAGTCTGCGGCCTCAGCTTTGGCATGTTGTGAGTTTACAGAGCTTCCTATCTTTACACACAACGCCTCGCTACGAAAACCGCTCGTCACCTTGACCCTGCCAAAATGGTCTCGAACCGGTTGAAGAATATTCTCACAGAGTAATTTTAATTTTTCTATCTGACCTGAGTTTGGATTGTTGTTAATGTCTAATCTGATTGCAGTGTCAGATTTGATTAATTCCTGAAGTGTGAAATTACGTGAAAGGTTCATGCTATGTCAGTTAATAAAACTAATAATACGGCTCCCATACCGCCAACAATCCAATATTCTAATCTTTTTATTCGATCTTGCATCTCTTTGATCTGCTCGAACGTCTGTTTTTGCATGATTCTGCAGAGCTTCTCATGAGATTCAATCTTTTGCAGTGCCGATTTTTTAGCCATTATACTCTCCTACTCGCGATAACTTTTTCTTCAGGGGATAGTAAGGCTTCCTGTGTTCGTGTCAAGTTAGTATTTGTATCCACTGCTTGTGCTGTTTGCACTTTAGGCATAGGCATAGTTGGTAAAGAAGTTGTATTTAAAGGGTCTATTATGAAATCAAAGCCTTCTTTTATTGTAGGAGATATAATATCTAATCCTTTTTCTATAATTCCTTTTTCAACTGGTATCGGATTACCTTCTTCATCAAATAATATTCTACCATCTTTATTTAATTTATATTCAAATTTACCTGGGTCATACTCTTCTTCAAAAAGATCCATTCCTCTGTAATCACTAAGAACTTCGTTTAATTTTTCTCTTGGATATACAAAATCTTCATTTAAACTAAACTGTCTTTTTTCTGTTGTTAGTTTATCTAACTCTCTTTCAATTGTATTTACTTTTGTATCAAATCTTTTTTTAGAATAATTTACAGGAGTAAAAACACCGTTCATTAAATTACCTGCAACTCTTCTTGATACTCCAGCATTTGTAAGTATTTTTCTTATTTCAGTTTCGTCTAGATCTAATAACTCAAAATCTTTTATTCTAATGTACATATCTTTTTGTATTCTAAGGGCCTCTTCTTGCATCTTTTTAAAAGTTGCAACCATGTCATTAGGAGTGTTATTTGCATAATTATCTACATTATAAAAATCTTCATTTTCATCGACAGCTCTTAACAATCTATTCATAGTTGCTGCTTGATATTTTAAACTATCTTTTACATCAATTCTTATAATTCTAGTACCAGCAAACAATGCAAGTAACTCATCAAGAAGTTTTAATGGTTTACCGCCTTTTGTTAGATCTAACCCTAATGAACCAGATATTTTATCAAAACTTTTTGTAACTCCAGGTTGAACACCATCTAAAATATATGCAATTGATTTTACAATCTTGTCTCCTAAATCATCTGACGCAGAGTAAACTGTACCACCCTGATCTTTTTTACCGTTTCTAGTTGTTACGTCTATCACTCTATCAAAACCAATAGGTTCCGTGATGAATGGTTCTAGTAAAGTCATCACCGGTCCGTTTTCTGAAAACATAACATCTAAAACATATTTTTCTGTTTCTTGTGGATTTAAGTTTTGTTCTTTTGCCTGCGCCAAGGCAGCGTTAAATGGTGCTTGTAATACATCGTAGGGTGAAAAATAAGAAAAGTTAATTGCTGCAGACTCTCCATTTTCCCAACCTTCGATAGGGATAAGTTTAGATCTTGAATCCCAAACAGCAGCACCAGATCTTTTGTAAGCCTCCCACTGTGTATCAGTAGTTCCTGTTAAGAATTGTGCTATCTCTGTAACACCTTTTCCTATCGCAAAACTAGTGGTTCCAAAACCAAGTAATCTACGTAAACCCATCTGTCTTATGTATGGATTAGAGTGACCAGCTTCTTTTAAACCTATCGACATGATATTTGCACTTGTTCTAATTATCTCTGCAGGAAACGATATGAAAGCACCCACAGGTAGCTTTCTTAAATTTTGTATTGATGGCGGCACTTTACTGTATGTTGGATAAGTGTTTCTGAGTAGGTATGCTGCAGCCTCATCTAATGCGTCATCAAAAGTTTTCTTTACACCTGTTGTGGTGCTAACCTCGTTGAAAGACTGACCCATAAATCTAAACCATTCTTTTACATCATCTATGTTTTTAAGAGCTTGTGATAGTTGTGCTCTTGAATAGTTATAACCATAGCCTTTCCACAAATTATCACCACCTGCGTATAGTCTTGCAACTTTATCAGTTGGTGCCATTTTAACTAATTTATCAAATAATTTATCTGTGGTATTTATTGTGTTGTTTCTTATTTGATTAACCACAGCTTTTAACTCAGATGCTACAACGTTTTCGTCCCACACTCCAAGTCTTGTCATTTTTTCTACAAACTCATTAAATTTAATTTCATCTACACCTTGTTTACCTGCACCAAAAATGTCATCAAAAACCATTTTCATAGCGTTAGCAACACTTGCTTTACCACCTATGTGTCCATTTGCTAATGCAAACAAAGATGCAGAAGAAACATTTCTAACCTGTGTTTGTGGTGAGTATAGAGTTTTACCAATTTGTATTCCAACTTTACCTTGCATAATTAATCTGTATGCAGGTATAGCTATTAGATTGTCTAATGTTCCGCCTGTGCCTTTAAACATTTGTACGAAATCTGGAGACGTATATAAATCTGTCAGTTCTGATTTTAAAACATTACCTAATCTTGGTATTGTAGTTATCTTTTGTGCATCTAATACACCAGCGTTTCTTGCAGCACTTGCCGATCTAAATAACCAACCATTTTCTATTCCTGATTTTGCAATTACATCAAATGCTCTTTTATTTGCAGCTGCAGATATCATCTCTGACACTGTTAACGACACAGAACTTTTTAGATTTTTTTCTGCTCCTAATAGATTTTTAATCGCAACAGGTAATTCCTCTCCTGTTCTTAATATTTTGTAATCTTTAAAATTAACTAATTTACCAATTTCTTTTAACTGTATTAAAGGGTTTACATTGTCAACCTTACCAGTTCTTAAAACAGAGTAAGCTAGATTTGTTGCAGATTTTTTAATTGCTTCTGCTTCTGTTAATTTAGGAAACTGTTTGATGGCTTCTCTTCTTAACTCACCTTTGATTACATTTTTAGATAAATAATCTACTGCTTTGTTTAACACACTTTCTTCTGGTATATAATTAGGATTTGTAAACGTAGCAAAAGACTTAACTAGATAACTATTGATTCTACTTATTTCTGTTTCTTGTAAAGCTTTTACTAATTGATCTTTTGTTTTACCTTTTGGTAAAAGGTTTTGAAACTCTGTCATTGTTTTTTGTATTTCTTTTTTTAGATCTGTAGCAAAAGGTTGAAGTTCTGTGGGTATATCTTTCAAAGGTCTTTGTCCTCTTAAAAAATCTTCAACTAATTCTAAATAATATTTTTGTAATGCAGGTGAGCTGTCACCTTTGTTGTAGTTATTCTCAAATTGTTTTGCTAAATTATAAGCTTTCTTTTCTAAACCTTCCATAGTTCTATCTAATTTTCTAGCTTTAGCTTTTACAAACAACATAACTTGTTCTGATGTGCCTTCAATATCTTTAGGAGCTTTACCAAAAGATCTAAAGTAAGATAAAAAATTATCTAATCTTTTAAGACCCACTTCTTCTTTATTAGGAGAGGTTACACTATACAATCTCCAGTTTTTAAACTCTGGTAATTGTTTTATAAATTTACCACCAAGACCAGAAGCTATAAGTCTAGAGGTATTTGCTAAAGCAAATTTACTCACACCTTCTATAGCTTTTGATGCACCAGTTACCACTGGTTTTGCAAGTTTTGTTGATCCAAGATACACGATCGGTTTGAACACAGCGGTATCCACTGCTTTTGCTCCAATGCTAGCTGTTGTTTTCACTGTTGGTTTTATACCGTATCTATAACCAAGTGCCATACCTTTACCTATCAACGGAAAACCACCACCAATCAAAGCACCCTCTTGTCCGTATTTTATTTTGTTTCTAAACACAGCAGCAGCTTTTTTTCTACCAGTCAAACCCTCTGTTGATTCAGGTTCAAAGAATATAGATTCTCTACCAGGCTCTGATGCAATGAAATCTGTTGCACCTATAACAGTTGCGCCTTCTAATATATTAACAGCTAGATTTGCTGTAGCTCTTTTTTTATCGCCTTTTATAGTTTTTATCGCACTTTTTATCTTTGCAACTTTAGGAATTCTAGTAATTACTTTTTGTATTATTCCACCTGGAACACCAAACTGTGTAAGTAAACCAACTAATTCACCTTGCCATGTCTCAGGTCGATCTGGTTCTTTGTCTTTCATAAAATCTTCAAACGAAGATTGAAAATCTGTATCAAAAGCAAAATCGGTTCCTGCAAATAATAGTGTTCCTACTCCTGAAGATAGGTCGAATATTCCAGAATCAATACCTTTTCTTATCTCATCTAATGATGATATGTAATCTTTCTCATCTTCACTCTCTAATTTTTTTATTATGTCCTCACCCGCTGCGATGGAAGCAGCTGTTCTTAATTGTGGATTTAGATATAGACCAAACCGTAACACACTAGTGTCTGTTAGTTTCCCTTCCTCTGTTTTTCTAGGAACAAATGATCTAAAAAACTTTGTTGGTTTGGTTGGTTCTGATAGATTTTCCAAAGCTCTTTGAAAGCTTTCTTTCATCTCTTCTATGGTATTGACACCACCTGGTTCACCAATAGCTTCACCCTCTTGTTTATCTTTAAGATATCTATCAAACGGTTTGACGGCCATTATGCCTCCGCTGGTAATATTAATTCAACATCGTATTTCATGTTGAAATTATTTACATCCTGTTGTGTTTGAATAGTTGCAAAATCCTCTAGTGCTTCTGGACTTGTTGCTATTAGTCTTACAATATCATCACCTATCTCTTTTGGTAATCTTGCTCTCAATGTTTCAAAATCTATCTTAGATGTTTCAGCTGCAGTCATCACATCACCACCGCTTTGATACGCAACTCTACCGCCATCTGCTAACATTAATGATGGTAAAAACTTTCCTGTCTCTAGATAATAATTAACAGCCTCATCAATCTTTTGTTGTCGTAATAATTTTTCAGATTCATTTAAACCTTCTTTTTCCATTTCTATAAATTCTTCTGTTTTTTCTAATCTTTTCTTAATTCTACTTCTTAGATCTTGTATGAAATTTGGATCTTTCAATAATGCATCAGCGAAAGGTTTTGTATTTTTGCTACCTTTTAGATAATCTAATATTGTTTCTGACTCTTTTAATTTTTGTTCATCTTCAGCTGTTTTTTCTTTTTTACTTTGTAATTCAAATATAGTTCCCATTATCTCTGTGATTTTATTAGCAACCTCTAATTTTTCAAAAGGTCTACCATTTTTGTCTGCTTTTGATGGACCATAGTTTTTTAAATTTTTGTATACATCTGCAGCTTTTACAATTACGTTTTCTTGTTTTTCTTTGTCATACAATGTTAAAAGTTCTTGACTTTCTTTTAGTTTTTCGGCTGCTTGTTTTCTGTCAAATCTTCTATCTTCTAAACCTGCTGATAAGAAAGTATTAAATAAATCTGCCTCTTTTTCTGCTTGTGTTTTTTCTCTCTCATCTCTTGTTTTAAATAATTGACTTGCAGGACCTTTTGCTGCTCCTGCTGCTGTTGCAAATAAACCAGATAAACCGTCTCCCATAGGTCTTGCCGTAGCAAGATTAAGACCAAAAGGTATTAAAAATCTAGATAATTCTTGTCTACCTGTTAATCTGTTATCACCAGCTATCTCTTCTGATTTAGCTCTAGCTAATGCAATAGCATCATCAAGACTTGTGCCACCACCAACAGCAGTGTCTCCTGTTGATTGCATCATGTTTACGTTCTCATCTGTATTAAACTGTCCTCTATTTTTTGCACCTTTTAAAAATACGCTCATGGCTGCAGGTCTTAATTTTTCTGCGTTCTCTACAAGTCTATTGTATTCAAATTGATTTTTTATAGAACCCTCTGAAAATTGTTTTCTTGGTGCATCCAATCCTGATGTAATACCAGAAGTAGATCCTCCCATTCTAAACATAGGTCTTCTTAATATTCTATTCATTAACTTCTTCTACCTAAATAAGCTCCTGCTAATGTAGTTCCGATACCAAGTGCTGTCTGTAGAGGAGTTGGATTAGGAACGTTTGTCGTAGCTGTTCCTAAACCTCTTGTACCGCCCATGATACCTGTAGCTATATCAGCAAAATTTCCTAGTTGTTCTTGTGGTAAGAATGCTGCTTGTCTCGCTGCTTCTCTTTGTGCATCAAGTTCAGCTTGTCGTTGCGCCTGGTTCAGTGCGCCCAACTGACCTAAACGTGCTAAATTCTGTCCTGCTATACCCGTTGTTGTTTGCCCAAGTGCAGCCTGTTGTCCACCAAGTCCAGATCTAAATCCACCCAAACCTTGTTGAGCTTGTGCTATACCAAATCTATTTGCAATGTCTTGTTGTCTAGCTGCTTGTGCTTGTTGAAAACCTTGTTGCAAGAGACCGGCTTGTAATAACGCACGTTCTCTCGCAGCCCCTGTGCCAAACTCTGCGAGTTGCACTCCCGCTCGACCACTGCCGAGCGCACCCAAAGCTGCCTGTTGATCTCTTATAGATTGTTCTTGTATTTGTCTATTACGATCAAATTCTGCTAATGTTGCATCAATCACTTGTGATTGATAAGGGGACATAAATTGTTGTGTTTGTGCAGCTGTCATTGCTCCTGTAGGAATAGCTCCTAGTCCTGTTTCAGCTTCTCCTGCTAATCTTGCTGCCTCTCCTGTTTGTGTTTGAGCATCAGCTAAGAATGGTTGAAAAGCTGCAATACCAGTTGTGCCAGCTTGTGCCTGTGCTATCGCTTGTGCATCTTTTTGTAATTGATCTTGTTTTGCTACCTCTGGTGCAAGACCTTGTAGGGCTAATTGTCTTTGATCAAAAGCTAACGCTGCTCTCTGTTGGGCATCAAAAAGACCTTGTCTTGCCTTAAACTGTTCTTCTGTTTCAAAAGCTTGTTGTGTTCCAGGTAAACCTGCTTGTTGTGCTGCTTTTTGAAAAGCACCTAAACCTTGTGTTACAACAGGGACCTGTTGTTGGGCTAACGTTTGATCAGCTAACGCTTTACCTATATCTTCTACAAATGGTGCGGGTCGATTTATTACGGTTTCTGTGGCCATTACAATACTTCCTCTAATCTTTTAGATGTTTGAAACATTTCTCTAGCGCCTTCTAATCCTTGCGATTCTTCAGATACGTCACCTCCGGATTCGAGGTTCTTCATCATGTTATACATAACTTCTGCGCCTTTGTCCACATCTCCGTCACCTGCGTTTCTCACAGCATCAGCTGTGAATACAAACTCATTCTTAGATAGTCTGGCAGGCACATCGTCAGCTTTCTCCATTCTGCCCATGTCTACAAAACCACCTGTCTCTCTGTAGTCTTTTTCTTTGCCACCCATATCCAATAATGGCATAGTCTTTTTAGCTACTGGTTCTTTAGATCCTTCTTGATATTGTTGTCTCATCAAACCACCATCAGCTGCTAGTCTATAAAACTGTTGAGCGTTAAAATCCACACCTGGACCTCTATCCACAACTTGTTCATCTTGTTTATTAAGACCTAATAATTCACCTATAAAAGGTGCTGCTAATAAAGGTGTAACCATACCTGCTGTTGATAAATTTTTAAATCCTGGAACACCATCTTTAAAAAAGAAATCTTTTAGGCCTTGGCTTTTTAATAAACCACTTGCTTTACCAAATAAACTACCTTGACCAAAAAAACTACTACCACCAAAAGGTATACCTGCTACTCCTGCAAGTAATGCAGCTTTACCTATAGGTGATTTTGCAATCTTCTTGACTGCTCTTGTTACACCTTTTAATCCTTTTTTAATTCCTTTAACCACACCACCTAAGAAAAACTCATCTCTTAATGCAAGGTCCGTGATCCCTCCTTGCATCATCGGAGCATCATTTGTCATACCACCATCAGCCATGAATCTAAAAAATTCTGGACTTATTTGTGGTAACATAGTTGTTGGATCTTGAACTGGTTGTTGTGGTAATAAAGGTAATATTGAATCTGGTCCATCGTCATCCCTTTGTGGTATGGAATTACCGGCGGCATCTATCTCGCCTGCCATTCTAGCTCTAATATATTTTTCATAACCTTCTGCTGTTAAATCATAATCTTTTAATCTTCCCCTTGATTTTAATTCTCTAAAATAATCTATATTTTTTCTCAACGCTATATTTCTAAAAGGAGTTAGTGCATTTAAACCCGCTCCTAAAAATCCAGGGAAATTGGTTTTTGGAACTCCTGTAGCGTATAAAGTATTTAAAGTGTTAGAGGGGTTTCGTGGATCCTTTTTATCAAATGCTTCTGACTCATAAGATTCTATAGCAACATCGTCATCATCATCAAATAAAAAATCTACATTTTTAGGTGCAGTGTTTGTTATATTTCCTCTTGAATCTATATAAGAAACATTTGTACTACCTTTTGCAGCAGCGGGAGGAGAGCTCGGACCTGGATCATATGCTGCTCTCTCGTAGGATTCTTGTTGTTGTGTTGCTGTTTGTGTCCTTGCTCTATCTCTTGCCTCTTCTCTATTTCTATCTTCATTTGGATTGCTGTATCCTGGTCGTTTACCATCTGTAGATGGTTTTACCAACATACCTCCGTCCTGTAACATCTGTTTTGCTTGTTGTGCTCTAGTTATTGCCATCGTATCATTCTATTTTGTTTCTCCAAATAAATCAAGACTCGGCATTATTACCCTCACATCTTTTCTTATCTCTGATTCGGGTATGCCTTTAGCCCTCCATTCCTCATCATTCTTGTATTTCTCACCTGTTCTAAGGTTATATATCTCTTCTATTACTTCTTTTGGTTCTATCACCTTCATTATGCTGTTACCTCTCTCGGCTGTATCTCTAATATCGAGGCTATGACGTGCAGCTCGTTCGCGTCAGCAGCCTGTACTTTAAGCACCTCACTCTCCTCCATTACAAGAGGTTGGGTCAAAAGTTCTGTTGTTGCCTTGGATGCTATTGCTTTATCCTTGAATAGATTAAATATAGCACCACTAGAATTAACTAATGTAATTGTTATAGTGGTCCCTGATCCGGCGTCCTCGGATACTAATAATGATTTTACGACAGTTGTTGTGGCTGATGGTACCGTGTACAATGTTGTAAGGTCACTTGTTGTTAGATCCACTTTTTTATTTTTAAAACTATTTGCCATTAATTTAGAAAGAAGTTCTGTGCTTCTACCTC